GATGTTTTGCATTATCTTCCTTTTCTTTCAGTTAGCTTACCCTTTTTGTTCATGTGGTTTTGTTCTTGTGTCTTCTCCTTTGCTATGATCGCCTATTGATGGTGTGAGCAGAGCCTAGTCCAGATGATGACGCCCCCCTTCAGAGCAGGAATTGACCTCCCCCTACCCACTGCTGTAGTAGTTTTGAGCCAGACTTTTGAGGAGTTTTAACTTGACAAGTTAGTTAGGCCTTTTTATGTTTTGGATGACTGTACCAGACTCATATACTATGTGTATATATAACTGTTAACTCTATTATCTTCTATGTCAGACCATGATATAATGTTTTGTTTGATAGTGTGAAAAACTATTAAATGGGATGTTACATTTTTGGTATCAGAGCAGTAGTTCCTTTAGGGTTTGTAGGTGTGAGCTCACCTAGTTTGTGTTGTGTGTTTCTCATGGTATTTTGGTTCAATTGTGGTGTTTGATAGATGGACTGATGATTCTCTCTTTGTGTGGTCAGAGCTATGGCACCTATGCCTCCTCCTCCTTCTGTTCCTAGCCCGGATAATTCTCACTTGGTGGGGACAATTGAAGCAATGTTGGCAGCCATGCAGCAGTAGAATGCTAACATGGTGAACTAGCACAACTTAGCCTTGCAGCAGATGGAGTCTGCTAGGCTTGCAGCAGAGGCGACTCAGCAGAGACACTTGGAAGCCTTGCATCAGCTGAGCGAGAATCGATCTGCAACTGGATGTTCCAAAGCTCCACCGCCACGAGTACAAGAGTGGAGTTTGAAGGATTTTCTTCAGCACCACCCGTCTCGCTTCGATGGCAAGACCACTCCAGATGAGGCAGACCAGTGGATGAGGGATATGAAGCGAATTTATGATGCCAAGCGGTGCCCAGTAGAAAACAGGTTGGCTTATTCTGAGTATCTGCTAGCCGAAGAGGCTGTCCATTGGTGGTCTAACATGAAGATGATGCTAGAAGGCAGCAGGGAGACCATCACCTGGGAGTTGTTTAAGAAGAAGTTTTATGCTGAGTACTTCCCAGACAGTGTGAGATACGCCAAGGAAGTGGAGTTCTTACAGCTGATGCAATGAGAGATGTTAGTGCCAAAGTACGCTGAAAAGTTCAAGCACCTAGGCAGATTTCACACTTTGAAGATGGCTGAAGATTGGCAGTGTAGGAAATTTGAAAATGGACTGAGAGACGATCTTAAACTCATGGTGGCTCCACTCTCTATAAAGGAGTTCCCTACTTTAGTGGAGAAAGTGAGGGTAATGGAGAAGCTAAAGGCGGAAGTTGAAGCTCAACAACGGTCTCAACAGAAGGTGGGAGGACCATCTGGGTCCATGAGCAGACAAGACGACAAGGGGAAGCCTTACTCTAGACTTCCGCCTCAGGGGTCTAAGAGATTCCCACTTCAGCCACATCCGCCCCAATCACATCAGCATCAGTCTCCTCAGCATCACTCTCACATACCATAATGTTTTCATTGTGGAGGGCCCCACATGAGGAGTGTTTGCCCCCAGCTTGGTGGTAGGCAGACATGTCACAGATGGGAAGGCCACTTCCTCAAAAATTGCCCCACTGGCAGGGGTACAGTGCCCAGACCTTCAACGCAGTCGTAGCCACAACAGATACGGGGAAGTGCTAGACCCCAGGCAGCTGGCCGAGTGTATGCCATGACAGGTGCAGAGGCACACAGATCAGGTAACCTCATCATTGGATCTTGCATGATTGCCGGTAGGAGCTTGTGTGTGTTATACGATTCGGGAGCGACACACTCTTTTGTGTCAGAGTCTATGTGATGGAGTTGGGTCTCCCGGTTAGGGAACTTCTGTACGACCTGGTAGTGTCTACGCCTGCTTCTGGGATGGTCAAAACCTCGACGTTATGTGCTAGATGTTTGATCGAGGTTGAGGGGCACAAATACAGGGTGAACCTCATCTGTTTACCTCTGGAGGGCCTGGATGTGATCTTGGGAATGGATTGGCTATCTGTTAATTGCATTCTTATTGATTGTAATGAGAAGAAGGTGTTGTTTCCCAACCCGGAAGATGAAGAGATGTTGTTATCCTCACAGCAGGTGGATCAAGCCATAAAGGAGGGGTCTCAGTGTTTCTTGATTCTCACTCAACTGTCTGTTGAGAGTGGGGATAGACACGTTGAAACGTCAGTGGTGAGGGAATTCCCTGATGTTTTCCCTGATGAGGTGCCCGGCTTGCCCCCTTCTAGGGAGATTGAGTTCTCTATTGATCTGGTGCTTGGAGCAGGGCCAGTATCAATAGCACCTTACCGGATGGCTCCTGCTGAGCTGGCAGAGTTGAAAAAGCAGATTGAGGAACTGCTGAAGAAACAATTCATCAGGCCCAGCGTGTCGCCTTGGGGAGCGTCGGTGTTATTGGTCAAGAAGAAGGATGGCAGCTCTAGGCTTTGTGTTGATTACCGGCAGGTCAACAAGCTAACCATCAAGAACAAATATCCTCTGCCAAGGATAGACAACTTGATGGATCAACTGCACGGCGCTGCTGTGTTTTCAAAGATTGACTTGAGATCCAGATACCATCAGATTAGAGTTAAGTCTGATGACGTGCAGAAGACCGCTTTCAGATCCAGATATGGACACTACGAGTACGTAGTGATGCCTTTCGGTGTGACTAACGCCCATGTCTTGTTCATGGATTATATGAATCGAATCTTCAGGCCTTTTCTAGACAAGTTTGTGGTGGTTTTCATAGACGATATCTTTATATACTCCCGAACTCATGAAGAACATGCAGAGCATCTGAGGATCGTTCTGAGCATCCTAAGAGAGAAGCAGCTCTATGCGAAACTGTCTAAGTGCGAGTTTTGGATGACCACGGTTCAATTTTTAGGGCATGTGATCTCAGCTCAGGGCATATCCGTGGACCCATCCAAAGTTGAGGCTGTGTTAAAATGGAAGCGTCCTAAATCAACGACTGAGATTAGGAGCTTTGTGGGACTGGCAGGGTACTACAAAAGGTTCATTGAGGGATTCTCAAAAATCGTGGCACTTTTAACACAGTTGACTCGTAAGGATCAGCCTTTCGCCTGGACCGATCGGTGTGAAAATAGCTTCCAGGAGTTGAAGCAGAAGCTGACCAGTGCTCCTGTGTTGGTGATCCCTGATACCAGTAGACACTTCGAAGTCTACTGTGATGCCTCCCATCAGGGATTAGGGTGCGTTCTAATGCAAGAAAGGAGAGTGGTTGCCTACGCCTCTAGGCAGCTTAAAAGTCATGAGAAGAACTACCCCACACACGATCTCGAGTTAGCGGCCGTGGTGTTTGCATTGAAAATTTGGAGACACTATCTGTATGGCGCTCAATTCCAGGTTTTCAGTGACCACCAGAGCCTAAAGTATCTGTTCGACCAGAAAGAGTTGAACATGAGGCAAAGACGGTAAATGGAGTTCTTAAAGGACTTCGACTTCGAGTTGTTATACCACCCGAGGAAAGCGAATGTTGTGGCCGATGCCCTAAGCCAAAAAATAGTTCACGCATCTTATATGATGGCCAGAGAGTTGGATTTGGTGGAGCAATTTAGAGACATGCGGCTGCAAATGATTTTAGGAGAAGATGTCATTAGATGCAACCTTCTTACAGTGTCTAGTGATTTCCTCGTCCTAATAAAGGAGAGGCAATTATCTAATCCTAAGTTGCAGAGGACCGTGGAATTGCTTGGCACTGAGAAGGCCAAGGACTTTGTGGTAGGGAGTGATGGGGTGTTAAGATTCAGAGGCAGGATCTGCATACCTGAGGATTTGGAGGTGAAGGGCATGATTCTCGAAGAGGGGCACAAGAGTCGTTTTAGCATGCATCCAGGCATGACTAAAATGTACCATGATCTGAAAGAATCTTTCTGGTGGTCAGGAATGAAGTCAGATGTAGCTCGGTATGTGTCATCCTGCTTGACCTGTCAGAAGGCTAAGGCAGAACACCAGAGGCCTGGAGGGATGCTACAGCAGTTAGAGATCCCGGAGTGGAAATAGGATAGCATTGCTATGGATTTTGTTACCCATTTGCCACAGACGGTGAGGAGCCATGATGCCATATGGGTGGTAGTAGACCGTCTGACCAAGAGTGCCCATTTCCTGGCAGTAAATCTGAGGATGTCCATGACAAAGCTGGCATAGTTGTATATTAGTGAGATTGTGAGGCTCCATGGGGTGCCGTCGAGCATAGTCTCTAATAGGGATCCACGTTTCACCTCCCGTTTTTGGCAGGCGTTGGAGAGTGCCATGGGCAGCAGGCTATCGATGAGCTCGGCTTACCACCCCCAGACAGACGGCCAGTCCGAGAGGACAATACAGTCTCTTGAGGACCTCTTGTGGACGTGCGTACTGGATCATCTTAGTGCATGGGACGAGGTCCTGCCTTTGGTGGAGTTTACCTATAATAACAGTTTCCATGCAGGCATTGGCATGGCACCATATGAAGCTCTTTATGGCAGAAGGTGCAAAACTCCTTTGTGCTGATACCAAGATGGAGAGTCTGTGATGGTAGGGCCTGAGTTACTAAGGCAGACCACTGAGAAGGTCAAGTTAATACAAGAAAGGATGAAGGCGTCTCAGAGTAGACAGAAATCCTATGCCGATCAGAGGAGAAGACCTTTGGAGTTTGCTGTTGGAGATCACATTTTCTTGAGAATTACCCCGACCACTGGTGTGGGGAGGGTTATTCGCTCAAGGAAGCTATCTCCTAAGTTCATTGGTCCATACCAGATTCTGAGGAGGATTGGACCAGTGGCTTATGAAATCGCCTTACCCCCTCAGCTATCCAACCTTCACTCAGTATTCCATGTCTCTCAGCTCAGAAGATATGTGTCTGACCCCTCACATGTGCTTGAGGCAGAAGATTTGCAGATTAGAGGAGATCTTTCAGTGGAGGTACAACCTGTTAGTCTTGGTGATAGTCAGACAAGACAGCGAAGGGGGAAATCCATCAGTCTAATTCAGGTTATCTGGGACAAGAGAACTGGTGATTCCATTTGGGAACTTGAAGAAGATATGAAGAAGTCATATCCGCACCTGTTCTCTGGTGAGTTTTAATTTTTCGGGACGAAAATTCTGTTGTTGGGGAGAATGTAAGGACCCACTAACTCCCCCTCTCTATACACTCTCTTCTTCCCCAACTTCTATCACAGAACCACACTCCATCCTTCCTTGTTTTCCTTCTCTCTAAACCAACTGCACAGCCCTCTCTCAAGCAAAGCTCCATTTTATTTCCTTTCTAATCACTCCCCCTCTGTTACAGCTGCTGAAACCGGAACCAGGAGAAGAACTCCTCCTCAAGCTGAGCCATCTCCTCCTTCCGGTAAGTCAAATTCAGTTTCCCTTAATTCTCTTCAATTATGGGATTTTTTGGGATTTGATGCTTACCAAAACCGAATTAAGGTCTTGTACTCACCCTGAGTTATGAATTTCAGCCCCTTAGGTTGAGGATTTGAGGTGCCCTTGTGTTAGAGTCTTGCTTGTGGTGATTTTTAAAAGGTAAGGGAAGCTAACCGAAATTCTTTCCATTTAATCCGTAAATTAGGTTTTTTATGATGTTTGTGTGCTAAATTGATTGATAGAAATGCGTGTATGAGTGTATGCCTGAAATTTGCGTCTTGCATGTGAAAATAGTGGGATGGTCTGTTATTTTCACCTAGGCGGGTGGTTCTCGCCTAAGCGAGACTATCAAAAAGACTCAACCCTGAGATTGTGCGAGGTCTCGCCTAGGCGAGCTGGAGTCGCTTAAGCGAGGGAGACACTCTCGTCTAAGCGAGTCAGTTTAGCTTGAGCGAGAGTTCGCCCAGTTTTTAATCCTTGCCACTGTTTGAGTCTCGCCTAGGCGAGATAGCCTCGCCTAAGCGAGATGGCTATCCGCCAGGGCTAGATTGCCTAGCTTAAGCGAGATTCACTGCAGTGGAAGACATCAACTTCTATTTTAAGGGAAAAATGACATGTTTTACTGTGATTCCGTGTAAGGAAGCTCTTATATGCTTGATAGATCATTATTTAATGTATTGTGTGATGAGACTAGAAGAGTATGAGTATATAGAGTGATGGTTGGAATGAAATTTCAAGGGAAATTCATGTGAGTTGTTAGTGTGTAAGGACGTGTGGAATCCATATTGGTTGGTATCCTGAAACTCCAATAATCATTCATGCCCAGATAGAGTAGAATGGATTATGTCGTGAGGAGTAGCAGGAGGTCCTAGTCTTTGGACTTGATCCAGTCCTAGACGCGAAGGGGACTTACCCTGGAAACGGTCGGGTGATAACCCCTTGTGTCCAGACTCTGCAGAGTCTGGGAACCGTTGCAGGAGCAAGCCACCAAGGGGTCCAATATCGCTTACACAATCCGGATATCGAGTCTAGAATTTTAATTATTGATCTATGTGTTATGAGTGATGTAAATGATGTTTTGCATTATCTTCCTTTTCTTTCAGTT